TGTCGGAATCAAAATCCGATGCCTTAGACCAACTTGGCGAAGGGGGTATTTTATCTTTAATAAAGAGACTCCTTGTACACATTACATAAATGTGTCCATGCTTCAATTTCTTGTTTATGTTTTTCTACTGATTGATTCCAATTCATTGCTGTCTCCTTAAAATTTGGTAGCTTCACTGTGACTCGAACACAGGACCCCCGCCTTATCAAGACGGTGCTCTAACCAACTGAGCTATGAAGCTGAAACTGGTGGATGTAAGTAGATTTGAACTACTGACCTGCTCCGTATGAAGGAGATGCACTACCGCTGTGCTATACATCCATGGGGTGCTTGATGGGATTCGAACCCACGTATATCGGAATCACAATCCGAGGTCTTAACCGCTTGACGACAAGCACCATGGTAGAAACGGTGAGATTCGAACTCACGGACCCTTTCGGATCGACAGTTTTCAAGACTGTAGCCATAAACCAGACTCGACCACGTTTCCATATATATGGTGGGACCAGGGCGGTTCGAACGCCCGACCAACGGATTAAAAGTCCGCTGCTCTACCGACTGAGCTATGGTCCCGTATGTTTGGTGCGACCGGAAGGACTTGAACCTCCGACTCCCTATTTCGTAGACAGGTACTCTAATCCACTGAGTTACGGTCGCATTCTAAAACATACATAGTACACCCTAGTCATCAGAGTTGCCCTCTTGGCCTTATTTTCCACTAGATATGTTTTAGAATGCCGTGTATTAATACACGACATGATAGGGTTGATACCCTACCCAGTAGTCTTACTAACATGTTGTCTCCATGCTTTCATATATACTGTCCGCCCATTCTATACATTTTGCGCTGTATTACGGCTCTCGTTGCCTATTCACGCTGTCATCAATCAGTATAAGTTAGTCGGTTGACTTTCTTAGTAGCCTCATAATGGACTCTAGCACGTTGAAATTTATCTTCTATCAACTGTGCTACTTGCTCCTTAGTCAAAACATGATTGCTAAACCAATCTTGTTTGTTTTCAGAAGTTTTGTATTCTATCTGTTCATCCATTTATTGTCAAATTCCTCTCTGTAAAAGCAAAAACCCCTGAGACTTCTTAGTTCCCAGGGGTTAGATAAAATTGTTATGATGTTAACTTGTTACCTAGTCCCCGGGGTTCTCTCTTGGTTATCATTTGAACCGCGAATACTTGTTGGATATGCTGGTACAAAGGATACACTGGCTAACGTTAGCCACTGTCCGATATGCTTCAGCATGTTACAAGTTTTATTCATCATAGTCTTTTATTTAGTCCTGGGTGTAAAAATTACACCTTTTTTCAATTCATGCTGAAGTATAGCACAAGTAGGTATTAATGTCAACACTTTTTTCAACTATTTACCCGAAGTTTAATTAGTAAACAAAAGTATTCAATAAATATATTACTATCAAACTACAGTAATGAATTATTCCGACTTTTACAAAAAACTTATCAAACCCATCAGAGATTCTAAAATTTTAGATATCATAAGTCAAGCAGGACCTGAAGTTTACAGTCCATATGACAAAGACCTAACCTACGCTGAAAGATTAGGTCCAGTCAACACACTCAAAGAAACGTTCATCAAGTGGTCTAGTGATTGGCTACAGAACCTAGATAGTTTTCCGTTCGTCTATGTAATGAATGGTAACACTGATAGCCTCAATACTATCTTTTCCCTGTCTAAAAGTCAGATGACTTGGAAAAAAGGCGACTATTCTTATTATGCATATTGGCACAATCAGATGAAAAAAAGTCACAAAGAATTAGTTGAACCAGAAAAAGTAGAAGATATAATTGTATCTTGGCCTGGATATAGTTGGGGAGACTCTACCCAACTAGACTTTGCTAAAGAGTGCAACCCTACAAGAATCCACTTAGATTGTGCTTACTTGGGTTTAGTGAGACCTATATCAGTTGACGTTTCAGACTTTGAAACGGTGTCAGTAAGTTTTAGCAAAACATTAGCTATTCCTTACAATAGAATAGGATTACTGTTCTCCAAGCATGAAATACCATCATTGTCTATTCTTAACTCATTGGGATATGTGAATTTGTCAGGAGTCAAGTTAGCTACTCATATCATCAACAACATACCTTGCGACTACTGGTGGTCTAACTATTCAGACAGACTAGATAAATTATGTAGTGATAACAACCTAAAGAAATCAGAATGTCTACTCTTTGGCTACAAGGGTGATGTCAGAGTTAGTTTGGCAGAATACTGGAAAGACAATTTATAATTTCTTTTGCTTTTCCACGTAACTGTCTACGAAGGCACTGAATCTATTGGCCAAATCTATTCTGTCAATTTGTTTAACCGGCATATTCTTTACTTCATCAAAGTCATAACCTAATGTAGAGTATACTGGGATGTACCATGTCATGGGTTTTACCATTTCCATTCTTCTTGGTTCATAATTTAACTCTTGTGCTTTTTTAATAGCAGTTTCATGCGTCCACAAATCGTTTACCCAATAGTCATTTTTCATTGGATTTGGAAATGAGAAGCCATATGATTCAAAGTTCTTTTCAAATTCACTTTGTGCAAAGTTCTTGTTCATATACAGTTGCAAATATATCCAAGAAGAAATATTATTTTGAATACAAAATTCATGTGTTTCTGCCAAAGATTTTTCATCTTCATACGGCAGTCCAACAATAAATGATAATGTCATTGAAATTTCATAATTCCACCGTTCGTTCAATTCTACTATATAATCTTTGCCTCGCTTACCATTCCAACCTTTACCAACAATCTTACTTGCCTCAGGGTGAAAAGATTCTATTCCAAAAAATGTAGATTTTAACCCACTAGCCTTTAATAAGTCTACGGTCTGAGGTTGTGAGCCAATTAAATCTAACCGATTGTATCCAACCCATGATAGTTTGAATGGTAATCTCTGTGCTATATTAGCAAGTTCTTCTATCTTCTCTGTACTTTCATTTGCAGTGTCATCCATTATTGCATACTTAGTAATACCGTATTTTTCGTAGTTAAATAATAGTTCTTCCTCCACGTATGATAGGTCTCTAATATAAGTTCCTTTTGCTTTACCAATCATTGGGTATGTGCAAAATCTACATTTAAATTGGCATCCTCTTCCCAACTCTAAAGACAATGTCTCAGATGGCATTAAACCTAAATCATCATAAAAGCAATTAGTTTGTGTTTTTATATCAAATATTCTTCTAGTTATTGTTTTATTAGATTTTTCATCCATAAATTTCAACACCGAATCTTCCGCATATCCATAAAACTTAACCCAATTAAATCTAGAAGATAAGTAACCTAACTGAGAGTAAGTAACACTTGCACCGCCTAATAACCATTCTAGATTATGATTTTTCTCTATTTCCAATCTTGCATCTATCACCCAGGCAGGTTCAAAAAATTTATCAGTTGACATTTTTTTAAAATTTTTGTCCATTCTATTTACATCATTGATATTATTCCAGAACGTAGAACTAACGCCTACACCAACTGTCTGACTATCTATGTGCATCTCGGTCAATGACACTAGTGTGTCGGTGGATAGTGCGTGACAAAAATCAATTACTTTTACTGTGTATCCATGACTTCTTAACCAACCTGATAATTGATGAGCACCTAAAGGTCTAGACGCATTAATGTCCTCGTTGAGACAATTCCATATTATTAAATTAGCCATGATTCTCCTGTTCGTATATTTATCATGACCTAAAGTGGTTGATAAATACTAAATGATGGATAATTTTTATTTCAAATATGTCTCAATTGACAACTACGATGTTATATTAACCGAAACTAGACACTACACACTAAAAGAGGTTGAAAAGATTAATAAGCCTGGTTTTGCTTTGCTTGATGATGTTCAACAGTTTATTAACTATTGTCCTATATTTTATAACTGGATAAAAACTCAAGGATTAGAAATAAGCAAAGTTGCTGTACATATATTAGAACCAAACACTGTGGGATATTTACACAAAGATGGATGTAGTGAACAATCATATCTTGCACTAAACATGAATATGCAGTACTGCGCAGGTACACAAACTAAGTTTTTAGTACCGTTGACTGAAGGTAAAGAATTCAAAACACTTAACGGTGCGCTTAGTTATACAGTATATGAAGGAGCAGATGTATTTCCTGAAATTTGCTTTTATGATTTAGAAAAACCAGTAATTTTTAATATTTCTCAACCACATAGAGTTTACAACTTAAAAGACACAAGAAGAATTAGTTTATCTATTAGATTTGTTAACAACCCATTACACTTGATTAACACATGAATACTTTTGGACTTATCCTACACAAATCCCCATTAGATATTGAATCTAAGACTTTAAAGGAATTGTTAACTGCACACGGGGTGTTGTTATTTAAAGGAACACCTTTAAACAATGACGACATTATCAAGATTCTGGAAAAGTTTGGACCAGTTCAGAACTTTGTGCAACAGCAAGCTCCGTATACAGACACTGACATTAGTAACAGGAACGTGATAAACCTACACAATAATGATTTTCTAGGAACATCTAGAATGGGATGGCACATGGATCAAACATATTTAAAAAATCCATATCTACCAATAAGGTCACTATACTGTTCTCATGTTGATTCTAAAAATGTAACCGAGTTTGCAGATATAAAATATCTGACTGACATGATAATTAAAGAGTTCCCCGAGCTAACACCTCAGGTGTTAGCTGAATATAAAATTGGACCTTCAAAAACTATTCGTTCAGTTTACTCATACTGTGAGCATGTTGATAGGTTGCTATTTAGATACGATAGTAGAATGTCCTTTGCAAATGGTATAGACTTGAAACAATTTAAAAATTATTGCGAGAACATACTCAACGGATCAGATATACCCAAAGTTTCAGTAGAGTGGGAGTTACACGATCTTGTTATATTTGATAATAACCAAGCACCGCATCGCAGGAAGTATATGGAAGGTGAGTGCAAATTAAAAAGAGTCACTTCAAAGTTTTGGTTGGACTAATCTATGCTCATGTAGGCATGTATAACGGTTAACAATAGTATCCACTGAAATTGTCTTTCCATAATACATTGTTTGGTCGTGCAAACCATATATCGACCTTGTGTTTGCCGTGACAAATTCTTCAATTGTGTACTCATACTTCTGCAAAATTTCAACAGACTTTCTCATATTGTAATTTCTAGTTTCATCTGCTCCTTGCATTGCATAAAACGAGTAGAAGCCCTTAGATTCAAAATATTCTATCACTGCTGTGAGCAACAAATTCCAACCATTTTTTCTAGGGGAAAAATATCCAGAAGGACTAAACACTTTGTAGTTTTTAATAATATAGCTTGGTATTATCTTTAACTCATGCGTTGCGATCATGCTTGTCAATTCATCTTTATAGAAACATCCATGTATTACATGCCGTTCCATATGAAACAAATTTGTGCTGTATTTTAAATAGTCTTCCTTTGACATAGATGCCCTAGAATTAGCAAAGTTAAATGTATTGCATTCTTTTATTTTTTCTTCCATTATGGATAGGTCTCTTAGTTCAAGCGGTCTGATGATGTAGTTCATACGAATATTTATTTAGGATGTACTGCTCAACTAAATATGTTATGGACAACGATTCAAAGTTATGCTTGATACCATTTACAGCGTTAAGTGTATCTCCTCGTGGAGTAATTAGAGCTTGCTGTAATCAAATGGATGTAAGCATGGTAAAATGGGACAACATCAAAGATGACGCTGATATTGCGTGGCCCACTGATACTATTAAAAAATTGCAATCCAAAATGCAGTACGATAACATTATGTCAGCAACGCCAGAATGTAGCAGGTGTTGGTCACAAGAAGCATTGGGTGTTAGTAGTTATAGACAACATTATCAAAAAATATTTAATGATACTATAGACACAGACTTTGAAAAATATATAGAAAATCCAAAGTTAAAATTCTTAGATGTGCAATTTGGTTATCTTTGTAATTTGAGTTGTACGATGTGTGCTCCTTCATTAAGTTCTAACTTACAGTCTACTAGAATGAAAATGGTTCAAATAACAGAAGATGAGGGCCAGCGCCAATTATATAAAAGACAATTAAACATATTTGACAACTTAGATTGGACTAAGAATGATGCGTCATATGAAAAACTTAAAGAATTGTGTTCAAACATAACTTCTATAAAACTGTCTGGGGGTGAGCCTTTTTTTAATCCTAAATTCAAAGACTTTCTAAAATTTTTAATTACCAAAGAGACTCCGATAAAGTTTTTACACATAGTTACAAATGGAACTATATACGATCCCGAGATTGTTGAGTTGATGAATCACATTGAAAATGTAGAATTTAGATTCAGCTTAGAATCAACCGGTCGTGAAGATCAGTTTATTCGTTGGCCTACAAACTGGGATGAAAAAATTAGTATTTTATGTAGATATATGGATGAACTAAAAACCAGCAAATATTATGCAAATGTTTGCTTGCAAAGTCTAAATCTCTTTTCATTTCAAAATACAATTGACTATCTAAAGACATTACCACATGAGATTGAAGTGTTGCACAATGTTTTAGCGTTTACTGACATGGCAGCATTATGGCACTCTGACAAAGAATATATAAAACACTACTTGGATAGTGATATTATTAAACATCCTGCATTAGAACAACATGCCAAAAAAGCATTAGCGTTTGCTAGGTCCAATTATTCAATGCAAGCAAGATATTTTAAAGACTTTGCTACAATACAAAATAAAGATTTAGAAGAAGAATTTCCTATATGGTTTAAATACCACAAGCAATATTTAGAATAAATATTAGCATGTACAAAATCAATTACATATTTAGCGGTGGGGAAAAATGGGATAGCAATACACCTAGTTTGGTGTATCCAGGAAAAACTCAATCCGGGTTAGAGCATCTAATAGTACAAGGTGGATTGACGCTTGACGTAGGGATAGATTTGCTTTCTTATCTTCGTACACAGCCGGTAAACATATCTGAAGATTTAGATCCTAGATATATTGACGCAATGATTGTATTTCATTTTGAAGTTGAGACTGAAAACTTGAAAGACGCAATAGTAGATATTCTTGAAAAAAGTAGAACTGCCGTCGGTGACGGTTTTAAAATGAAAATTGAAGTGGAGGAAACAAATGATTAAAGTTGTCTGGAGGGGTGGCCCAAGATGGAATCCAAAAATACCTAGTAGTACAAACCCATCTAAACTAAAGTCAGCAGTAGAACATTTAATTGAAACAGGTGGTCAAACAATTGATGAAACTATTACTGCCATGCAAAAGTTTGGCTCTTTTGAATTGAAGGCAGAACAGTATCAACCAGAAGATGAGTCTATAAACTGGGTTACATCGATTACTATCAATGAGACTGATCCAGAAATTTCATTATTCGTTAAGAATATGATGTTAGAGCATTATGAAGAAAAGAAAAAATGGCTCGAAACATCCGGTACCGGTTATTCAATTATCATTGAAGCAAACGATTAATATTTTTCTATACCTTGAATAGCTAAGTTCTTTTTTAATTCTGTTGAGAATTTACCATCAATTCTTAATGACCAAGTCATAGATCCAGTCGCATCTCCTCCGTGCATATCTAAATCATTAAAGAACACAGCAGGAGAATCTACATAATGTCTTGTATGGGTGTCTTCATCAAACACGTAGAATTTTTTCTTACCCATTGGATTTAACCATACAAATTCATTATTGTGGGGATAATATGATACCCCATCCCGATGCAGTAACAGTTGGCAATCGTGTTCGTGTATAAAGAACAATATTCTTCCATAATGTTCAAACACAGTACCTATTAAACTGTCTAACCAAATTTTAAGTTTTGGAAAGTAGTCTATATTATTGTTCCATGTAAAATAGTCAGGATTCATCTTGTTTTTATATGCGACTAGTCCGACTACATCTTTTTTAGCTTCACGCAAGTATACAGTTGAACTTGGATTGTATAAGTCTTTGTACAATTTCAAAAAGGTGTTTTGTTGGTCGTGATCCATTTGCATCCATCTGCTTTCCTCTATTATAGGATCAAACGCCATTTTTGTTTTCTGCGACAAGAAACTTCCATATTTTTTCTCATCAATTACTCCCGGACCATACACGCCTGCTTGAGGTCTGCTTAATGCAATACCCGAGCAAATCTCTAAATTCAAAGATTTGAGTGTTTCAGTATCAATGACATGTTGACAATCAACAAAAGGTTTTTCACCTATACCCTTCATATTTGCTCCTCAATTAAAAACCACGGATCTTCTTTAAATCTAAAACTAACAACGGACCTGTGATGTCTTGTAATGTTCATTACACTATGTATTTTGTTAGTATTGAGTAGGATTGGACTTTCCATACTATAGTATGTAACAGGTATTAAGTCGCTGTCATTATACTTAGAATACGGTAGATTAGTATCTTCGGTGAACAACAATTCAGGTATTATATTGGGATCTTTTAATTCAAAAAATTTAGTTATTCCTTTTTTAGATTCAGGTGTTAATAGTAAATTAATTGCTAATTTACGAGCGTCATAATCAATGTGTTTTCTCTGCATCTGACCGGGTAGATTACTTATGACAAAAATTTTATCTATCTCAATTTTATGTTCATCAAACCATGTAAACACAGAAGGCATTAAAATTCTTACATGATTTATGTTATCTACTCTCCTAAATTCAGCTACATCAGCAATGTAATATACTTTTTTAAAATTTTCAATTTCTTTTTCAATGCAAGGAACATCCACATGTTTGAAATAAAAGGTGTCTTTGTCAATCATTGATTACCTTATCAAATCTTTACCCGAATACTTAGGGGTAAGGCTGTTCATCTTCTCTATTAGTTTAAATTTTTCTTCAACCCATGCATGGCAAGGTCTATTAATTGGAACATCACCCTTGTATATTTTTATTTCACTCATCTTTTATCTGTTCTGATTAAGTTGATAACAACACCACTCGGATCCATTTCCCAAAAGTGTAAGTTACCAAAGTGTGATGCCTTAACGTCACCGTGATGGTTGTTGTGCCAGCACTCTCCCAACACTACTGGGAATAACCACCAAGTGTTTGTACTCTTATCATCAGTGTCGTAATTTCTATACCCTAATTTAGGCATGTGCGTTAAAAAGTTAGTTAGGCTATAACTGTTAAATGCAATTACACTAGGAACAATTACAAACCAAAGCCAGAAGTCAATACTAATAAGTGCAAATATTAAGTTTCCGATCCAATACAATGTCATGTAGTGTTTATGACAAAATGCATAAACGGGATCACGTAATAAATCTACTATTTTTCTTAGTTCAATATCAGATTCTTCTATCTTCCATAACCATAAAAACCAACTAGTGAAGATGCCTTTATTGGGAGAATGAGGGTCTTTTTCACCGTCACTATATGGGTGATGCAAATCTCTATGAGTAGTTGTCCAAAAAATAGGACTGCCTTGACCCGCTAGCATAGCAAAGAACAGTAGAATATATTTTACCGGAGCGTATGTCTCAAATGACTTATGACTGATATACCTATGATAACCTATAGTGATACCTAGCATCATAAAACAGAAGTACCCTAGTGCTAGATACAGCCAATTAATCGCAGACCAATCACCCATAATTGCACTAACTACAGCATAAACTCCGGCAATATGCATTGGAATTATACCGCCCCATAAATTTTTATATGCGAATGTAATCTTGAAAAAATCTTTGACGGTTAAATTAGTTTTCATTTTTTGGTTCCTGTTCTTACTCTTATCTCTTTATTTAGTAAATTTCTACCCATCGTTCCCCAAACCCAGTCTTCGGTTGGTTGCATATTAGGTGGAACAATAAATGTCCATTCATATGAATAAGAATCATCAATATCTTTAAGATATCGGTCAGCAATAGCTTGATATTTGTTTCTATTGCCCTCTATGATTAGCATATGCCATCTTTTGAGTCCCTTATTCTCACACACTTCAAACATCTTTTTCCATAATTGTAAGATACCGTTAGTCATAAATGAGTGACCGGGTCTTGCTTTTAAGTTCCCCACGACCCAACCGTCGCTCCATTGACTCGGTAAATCACTGCGCCAGGACATGCAACTTAGTAATACCCCGTCATCTGAGAAAGCACCGTATAAATCATGTGTAGCAGAATCAGTCAAATACCATTTTTGCATCCCTGCAAGCCATCTAGTTTTGTATTCTTCCTCGTCAGCTTCTGTAACTGGTTTGTCATCATTCATAAACGTATTTACAAACTTCTTAGTTGCCGCACGTACTGAAATAATTTCTTCTAAATGATGATAATCGTCTACCCCTAATCTACGTATTTCCATGTTACACCCCCTGCTTCCAAGTATTTAGTAAGCTATTGTCACCATAATAAAGAATGTATTGCCAACAAGAATCATCACATTCATTGTTGCAAGTTAAAAACTTTTGTGTAGGGGCATAGAACTCTATTCCTGTTTGTTCAACAAATATAGGTTGTGCCCATGATTGCCAATGTGGCTTTGTCTCTCGGGACATAAACACACCTTTTGCCCCGTTTTCAAAACACCATGCTGCCTGACTTTTTATTAACTCTCCAAAACCTTCATCGATACCAAACGTTGGTCCTGTGTTCATATCAGGTTTCCAAAGTCTGTTTAGTATTCTGTATACTCCATTAGGCCAGCATGGTCTATGTAATATGCTACAAACAATTTTTGGCTGACTATCACTGCCGTAATAAATACTTTTAGCACTGATTTCTGACACATGGTGCTTAGAGTAATTTTTACTCAATCTATGGGTTTTACTGTATTGTTCTTCTCTCAATGATTCGTATGAATCATCAAGAGTAAAATCAGTTACCCAAGTAGTCACTTTATTTTTATGCATAAAAAATTAATACCCAGTCCTTGTAAAAGTATCTGTAAGATGAAAGATGATGTTTGTATTGGCTGTAGACGAACACTTGAAGAAATACAAGACTGGAGTAAGTTATCAAATGATGAGAAATTAAGAATAGTTTATCGCATTAAGGATAATAAAGAAAGCTTTCGGGATACTTCTCAGCACTAGACTTAAAGTGCTCTATCATTTGTTCTTTACTTTTTGTTTTGTGAACAATTAACAATATTATCTTGTTAACACCGTCTGTCTTATCAGAACCATGTAGGCACTTAGCGTTGTTATAAACAAACCAATTTGTTTCTTCAGGTAAATCGACATAAGTTCTATTAATACCCGGCTTCCAAAGTTTGAAAGTACCTTTTGAATTTTCGTCATATATCATTGCTCTTAGTGCAACATTTTCTAATGTATGGTCACTGTGGTAAGGTATATCTATAACACTGTTCCACAATCTGCACACTAAAAGTTCTTCTACCCAAGGCATTGCTTTATAAATATCATCTAATAGATTGGGAAAGATTTCTTTGTAGTCTAAGTACGGTAATTCCCAGCTACCGTCTACTAAATCTTTCTCATCCTTTGCGTACAAATTAATTCCCTTAAAAAATGCAGTACGCACTCCTGTCTTAGCATACTTAGAATCTTTATTTCCTACAGGATCAGAGCCCTTGATATAACTGGCGCCGGCGTGTTTATCCCACTGCTCCCAGAACAAATCCCAATTTGCCGGTACTAACTTAGGTGCATCTAACGCAGTCCAAATCAAAGAATCTTCAGTGATTTCACTCATTTACAGAATCCTTCACTTCCCAGATAGGCATATTCTTTTCTTTTGTTTCCATGATCTGTTTTTTCAACAATTCGGCTGATTTTATTTTACCAAAACTTTTCATTAAAATTTTATAGTGCTTAGGATTGTAATCTGCACCGTGATAAAAATTCATATTGTTGAACGCAAAAGTATTTCTCTCTTTATTATAAGGGACATGTTGTTCTTCACCGTTTTTTCCATGTCTCAATTTAAATGTTGGGCTGGGGTTATCATCATATATTAAACTTCTAATTGCACACGGACCTGGCCATAGTGGACTAGGATCTATATGATATAGTACGGGCTTGATGGCTGCCCAGAGAATAACAGAGTGACACTCATACCACGGCATTCTTTCTTCCAATGCTTCAACATAAGGATGCCAAATACTAGGCTCCAAAATTATGTTGTGTTTCCATGTACTACCTCTTAGGTAGTTGTCATTTTTTAGATACGTAATCATTCCTTCAAAGTTTGCATCTTCGTATAAAGTTTTTAAGTCATTCCCTGCACTATTTTCAACGTTATCTTTTTTAGTTTTGGTTAGCAATTCTTTGTTGTTATTCCACATATCCCAAAACTTTTCCATATCGTTTGGGTATAGAGCAGGAACGTCAGGAATGTAATATCCTACATTTGCTAAATTCATATTTTTCCTTAATTATTCTATGTCTATTTATTAATTTTGTTTTTAGGATTAAAAAAAGACCCAATATTGGGTCTTTTTTATAAGTGATGCAAATTACACTATTTCTATAACAGAATCTAAAATAGTTTTATACTGTCCCCATCTTGTCTTATAACCTACGTATACTTGATTAGTGTGTTCATTTACAGTATATAAATCCCATTTTAAAATAGAAAAGAAATCTTCTTCATTATCAATTAAAGTATAAGCAAAATGAATTGTATCCTCATCTTCGTTCCAATTATTGTTTTGAAAATAATCAGCTTTTTGCTTTAGCAAATATGAACCTATGTTTTTTTTAAGAAGATCAGGTCTTACATAGTTTAGTCTATGTAAAATTTTAACTCTTTGTGTAGTTGGATCAATAAATTTGCCTGCGGCAGAAATAGAAACAATTTCATCATTTACTTTACCGACAAAATACACATGACTATAGTTGGCCGAGTCAGCAAGATTCTCCAATCCCGTAATATTCTGATAATCGGTTGGATCCACAATACCAACTGTTAATCCTTGATTAATTGGGTTTGTCAATAAATCAGCTATAATTATCTTAATCTCAGCTAAGTTTTTAGTTTCGGTTGTCAACATAATAATCCTTTTGATTATTTATCACAAAATAACAAATTCAATATCAAATCCGTTTGATCTAGATAGTCTAATATACCCTCTAAATATTTTTTATAACAATTACTAATTATCAATCGTATGGCCAATATTAAAATCTAATTTAAATAGTTTCGTAATCAACTTTAAAACCACCGCACTCTGGGCAAGGAAAATCTTCTGGTAATTCATCCCATTTTCCTTCTGTTTCTTCATTGTGGACATGGCCACAAATTACACATACATGATCCATTATACTGCTCCCTTTGTTAGTTCATCAAGTTTAGCTTGATATGCTTCAGCATGGCGCTTCTCTACTCTAGCAAGTGCCGCAAAACGCTTTTCAGCTTTTTTTAGTATCTCTTGGAACTCACTAGCATGACGCTGTGATTCTTCAATCTGATGTTGTGCTTCATTTGCCGCAAGTAAATTACCTTCAAATTCTGCAATCTCACGGAACTCAGGGTACATGACTTGAAACTCATAAGTCTCACCCTCAATTGCCATCTCTAAACATTGTTTAGTATCTGGTTTCTTAATAAGCAATTCTAAATGACCCCAAGCGTGTAATAGTTCTTGGTCTGCTGTATGCTCAAAATGTTTTGCAATATCTTCATGCCCTTCAGCACGTGCAATTTTTGCAAAATATTTATATTTTACATGTGCCTGGCTTTCGCCGGCTAGTGCCCCTTGTAGGCTAGTTATAGTTTCTGACATAGTTTCTCCTTTGTGTGTCTATTAATTTTCAGTTGGTATTAAACCATTACTGTGTTTATCTGTTGTTTTTTCAACATCCTGATATAATCGTTTCTCTTGTGCTGTTAATGTATCTTTGTGTGTCCTACGTGGGTTTCCGCATAAGGGACATTGTGAGTTACCACAATCCATAACATGATGTTTTGCTAAACGATGAGGTTCTTTTACTACTTTATCTTTCGTAGTTAATCCGTGTGCTTTTGCTATCTTAACTTGTTTCTTAACTGCTAGTTCATCCCGATGACGGCGTTGTGAGTTTAAAAATTTTGCTAATTCATTGGCCATTATATCTCTTTCTATAATCTTCTACTGCGGCTTTGATGGCGTCTTCGGCGAGGATACTGCAGTGGATTTTGACTGGGGGGAGGCTGAGTTCTTCGGCAATATGGGAGTTTTTAATGGATGTTGCTTCATCCAATGTTTTACCCTTGACCCAGTCTGTGACAAGACTTGAAGAAGCAATTGCCGACCCACACCCATATGTTTTAAATTTGGCATCTGTTATAATTCCTGTTTCTTTATTTACTTTTATTTGGAGTTTCATTACATCTCCAACAACCACACGCCGGGGCTCCTACCATACCAGTCCCAACGTGCGTGTCCTCCTTATCAAAAGTTCCCACATTTCGTGGGTTTTCGTAGTGGTCAACTACTTTATCTGAATATGCCATTATATTAATCCTTCTTAAAAATAGTGAATATTTTTGCTTGTATGTTCTTTGCAAACTGAGGTTGAGGGAAATTCCAACCAATAAATGCACCTAGTACTAACCAAAATAATGTTTCTAACATGATATATTCTCCTTATATGTATTGTATTTAGTATGCTTCAGGCTCATTATCTACTACTATCCAGCCTAATTTTAATAAATCTTCTCGTATCTCGCCGGTTACAACACTTTCAGGAACAAACTTCTTACATTGTATGTAATATTCTTGTTGTTCTTTAGTTAATGCTTGATATTCATCATCATCTAGTATTTTATTATCTCTAATACCAGAACAATACCAATCAATGTAATCACCCTTTTCTTGCATGTCGGCAATAATACCACCAGCATGTCTCCAACTACAACTCCAACGTTTCTCAGTTAATATAGGCCATACATCATTCTTAGTAAAATCGTTGTTACACATTGAAGCATAAAGATGTTGGGCGTAAACATCATCACCCTTAACTTTGTCTATTATCCATTGAGTACTACGTAAATCATACTCCATGTTATCTTTTTGCCACTCAGGATCTACTATGTTAGCTTCATCTTGTTCTTTGGCTGATTTCCACATGTTAGTATAAATTTCAGGAAGTTCTTTTCCATCTTCTTCTGCACGTTTCTTTGCACCTTCAAGTTGAAATGTATGACGTTCTGGACTACTACTTATCATCTTCTACCTCTATCCAAGTGTGATCACCCAACCATTTAACTCTTGCTAAGTATTCATAATCTTCTGGCTTACTACCAGACCAATCATTGGGTCCGTGAATACTCAATCTAGTAAATTGTTTTCTGTGGTCATATAACAACCAATAAATATTACCATTTGCTAATTGAAAATCATACTTAGCGGCATGTACCATATCAGTCAAATCTAATCTATGTTTAATTTGTTCTGCTTGTTTCTGTAATACAGTTACTAGTTCCATGATTCTATCATATTCTTGTTTAGCATGTAGTCTAGCAACATTAAGCATAATGTCCTTATGCTTTTCTACAGGAACTAAATCAAACTTGGGCCCACTACTTTCTGTGGGATAAGGTGTTACATTACGATTAAAAAAATGTATCAATGATCCAGTAGTGGTGGAATCATAACTACTAACACCATTTGCTGAATTTGATTTATCTGACATTAGATATTATATATCATTTTCTGATTTAACTATAATCTTTTGGGTAGGCTTTTTAGCCTTACTATAGAATATGTGATTGCCAATCTTTGCTACTTGTTTATAAGGCCATAATGGATCTACACTTAAATTATGAAAAAATAGTGTTGATTTTGGCACTACATCAGTATATGCATCATGTGCTAGCACATCATATGCTACTTGTTCTGCTTGTTTATATCTTGTGCTGTTTTTATTTGGCTCACTTTTTCCCTCACATACCCAACTAAACTGACATAGTTTTACTTTTTGTATTTCATCGTCTATAAGTTTATCTACATATGATGTTTGATATATTACGGCGCAGGGATCTTTGCCAAAACCATGTGCTATTCTATTCATTACCACACGTGCTACTGCCGCTTGCCCATTTAATGATTCACTACCTGCTTCATAAAATATATTCTTAGCCATACATGTTAATTGCTTTGGATCTACCGTTTTTGCAACTTTGGGTTCTTCTACAGGTTTAGGTTCTGTTGATGTTGTCAATTTGTCAAAAGTTAGAACCACTGTTACAAATATTAATGCTATTAAAATTTTAATAGGTTGGCTTAGATTCATAATTTATCCTTTTTGTTTATCTCGTATGACGAGATTTAAATGTTATCCCAACAATCGCAATTACAACGAATTACTTCGTCTATTGCTTCTTGTACAGAATAAGTTGCAGGTAATAAAATGTCAGACGCATATATTACCGATAGTTCAGGTGATATTAAATTGCTATATCTTGAACCAGCAAAACTGCCTGGTTCAATTGCTTCACCTATGTCTACTAATTGACCAACACCACCGACATTGATTTGACCAATATTATTGGTTTGACCGCTTCCTAAATAATTATTATTAGTATTATAGTAACGCTCATTAGTTGGGTTATAATAACCATACGGATCAGTATTGCCCAACTCTGTTGATAATGTTGCAGGCACAGTATCAACAAAAGTTCCATTAGTAGAAGGTGCGGGCGTTGGGTAAGGAATAAGTCCATTAGAGGCAGGTACTGAATTAGGTAATATACCATTTCCTATTAGCTCTGCTTCTTGTGTTTTAGTTAATTTGTTTTCTATATTGTTATCTAAAGGAATTCCTGCTTCTTGCAATCTAGCCTGATTACGTGCTTCACGCAACATAGCTACAAGACTTCTACCGCCAACAGTATTTAAATTAGAAATAGCTTCTAATGTTTGTGAATACATATGCGGTTGTGTAAATGTAGCATATCTAGGAATACTATCTACAAAAGAATATTGTGTTGTAGGATAACCAGCTAATGTGGGTTCTCTATCAATTGCAGGGTCAGCTAAAGGTACTTGTAAAGCCATTCCTGTTGCAATAGCACGTTGTTCCACTGTCAACAATCGTCCGGTATTTTCCCAATTAGTAATTAATTGTTGTGCTCTGGCTGGCTGAGCATTTTTTATAACTTGTATCTCTGCATTTGCGGCATCAATGTAAAGTTGGACAGCAGTATTCATTCCAGGCCAACCTGTAGTACCAGCCGGCTGGTTAGTGGTACTACCATAAGTTATCGGGGGGGTCTGTATAGTTACTGACGGGACAGAAGTTGTTGCAGTGCCTGGAGTAAAGGCAACGCCGGTAACTCTGCCGTAGTTTCCAGAACCATTAAATCCAATATCAGTGTAAGTTGTTCCTATTAAAGCTACGGCTGATGCTCCGCCACTATTGGTAATAGTAATAGTAGGTGCTAATGCCCCGTTAATACCGTATCCACCTCCTTCGTTATCCACAGTCACTCCGGTCACAGTGTAATATGTAGTAAAAACGCTCGGAGGTGATTCTATTACCTCTGTATCATAGTCAACTGTTACTTGAGCCGCAGACCAAGTAACCGCTAAATATAGATTTTTATATATATTATACAAAGTAGGTGTTTCTAACTGTTGTATAAGCTGACGAATATTAATACCAAGATAAGGTAATCCACTCATACATCCTAAAAAATTACTCATGGTGTATGTACCAAATGGTCCATTACCTAATGCAATTAATGCTAAGCCTTGACTTGCTAATGATGTATCAGTGGGAACGCTAGTACCATTAACATTTAATCCTTTAGTTGTTTCTAAACTGTTAACTACTTGTGCAAACTTTTCAATAGGTACACTTGAAATATTTTTAATCTGTTGCATTGATACACTAAATGCGCCGGCTGCTTTGGCAATATCAGGTGGTAATATACCATCTAAATATGCACCAAACCCTTGTGGTATGGGTTGTATAGTTAAGACGTTAGATTGCGTGCCCTCAGGTGTTATCTGTTCAGTACTAGATTGTGCAACATTTGTACTAGGTGTGGTAGTTTCATATGCAGTGCTAGCTGGAGCATCCATATCATTACGCTCTGATACTAATCTGAGATTTTGAAAGAAGCCAGCCATTAATTTACTACTCCATTTTGCGCTGTAGGTGATCCTAACTGACTATTCAATCCGTCATTAACATATATAGGATAATATATTTTACTATTAGCATTGCCACCGACTGTATTGTACACAGGAACTGTTAAGGTTTTATAGCTATTAGGGAACAACTTTATTGGACTTAACAAATCAGCCAGTGATTCCAAACCAACTGTCTTACAATTTAATGACACTAATACATCTTTCAAATCTTGTCCTAATATAATACCAAATGCACCGTATATTTTACGTTCTTGTTCTTTAGATATAGGTACAGCTAATGATGTTATCTCACTCAATTCTGATACTGATATACCACTAGCAATTAATGCAAGACTTACTGAAGAAGTAATACAATTGTTTTTTTGTAATGTCATTAATAGATTACTGGGTAAACCAAATGTCGCAATAGATTGTAGACTAATTGCTTTACCACTAGTAATTAAATCTTGTCCAAATATAGTAGTTGCTACACTTACCCCGGTAATATCACCTGTAATTAGATCGTCTATATTACTATATGTACCATCTAAAAAGTCTTGTGAATTATTTACTGCTAAAATAGCATCATTACTATATTCGATAAAACTATAATTTGACATGAAGCCAGATAGAAAATCTTGATACTTATCTGGGCCCAATGACAACCCACTATTATAGTTAAACTCATTATATGCTTGCAATGCAAATAATCTGGTATAACCCCATTGTGTTACTGAATTAGTATATGTGTAATTACTAGCCCAATTGGGATATCCTGTCCAATTAAAAGTAGTTGGAGGACTATTACCCATTCCGGGAATTGAGGTCGATCCAATTGCAATTAGATTATTGTAAGTTGTGCTATTAACTAGCCCTCTAGTATAAGCATCTTTGATAGCATATGTTAACGGTAATAAACAAGTGATAGTAATAATACTACCAGGTGTGTATTGTGTAACGCTATTACTGCTACCTACATAATCAATCATTATAGGGTTAATATTAAATCCAATATTTTGTAATAATGAACTTAATGTATTAACGCCTAATGGGCTTTGTTTTCCTGTATCGCTCATGGACAAAACACATCAGGACTACCTTGTACGATACTATGACCGCAACTGTTTCCTGACCCTACTCTGAGTACTGGTACACCTTCACAAAACACAGTTGGACTACCATCAGTAGTTGTTGCCGCTTTATGAGGTGGATGGGGTTTTTTGGCCCAAGGAGCGTGTGGCGTTATAGAACTAACATGTAATCCAACTTTAATTCCATTAGCAAATACAGTATCGGCACCACGCATTATTGCGCCACCTTCCTGATTTGTATCACCTACACGACTTAACTTTGCCATTTTATCCCAATACGATTTTTTTACTAGGTACCTTAATGCCAGTTGTTGCTTCTAGGTACTTGTCTTTGATGCTATCATCGGTCTCTGCATACATTGCAACACTAGTAGTATTTAGCTTAAATTCACCCTTCGGATTTGCAGTAAAAATACTTGGAATCATTTGCATTCCCTGTTGTGAAGGGGCAATAGATACTGGTTCTTCAATATGAATAAATTCCCCACCTGATTGAACAACTTTAGCTATAAGTTCTTCTCCCGAGTTAAGCTTAAATGTATATACTGTATTTGATTCGATTGTTATTTTCATTAGATACTTTCTGTTAATTTTTGTTTGAGTTCGGTGAAACCACCGATTAGTACGTCATCTAAAATGATTTGTGGTACTGTTCTTGCTGACGGTATTGCTTCAAGCAATTCTTCTTTAGTATATCCATCTCCGATCTTACGTTCTTCAAATTGTATACCTTTACTTGTTAATAGCGCCTTTGCTTGGTCGCAGTAGGGACAATGGTACTTAGACCAAATAATTGCCTTCATTTTATTTCCTTTTAAATATTTGGTAAGTCATCATAGTTTAATGATTCACTCATTACACCTATAACGTAATTTGTTGATTCAGTTTCTTGCAATGCAGATTGTTTCTTACTGGTATCGGAGTGCTTGTTAAACCAGGGAATAGGTGTACTCTTTGGCGATGGACTATTATATCGTATGCCAATTTCTTTTAATGCACCTACGGCCGTATAATCTACAAAGTCTTTTAATACTGTTGCATTTAATCCAATAACAGGGCCCATCTTAAATAGATAATCAGCCCAGTCTTTTTCTTCTTTAATAACATCTAGGTATAGTTGATAGACTTCAACTTCGCATTCTGATTTAACTTGTGCAAAACGACTATCTTCTTTTACAACTTGATTAATAAGGTAAGCAGTCCAACCTTTATGGAGAAGTTCATCTTGGAGAATTAAACTGATAATGTTACCATTACCAATAAAGATTTTGTTCTCAACCATTGCTAAACTAGTAGCAAATGATACCATAAATCTAAATGCTTCCAATGCGTAACTAGCATGTAATGCCATGTAAATTGCTTTGATGTGTTCTTTCTCGTTTACATCTTGCCCTAACTCTTTGCGACAGTTAACTTTATGTAGTTCATCATAGTAAAGACCCACACTACTTGCCATGTCAACAATCTCTTTTGTATCATGTATTGTATTGAATACATCTTTGGGTACATTATATATGTTACGAATGATGTGACTGTATGACCTACTATGAATATTTGATTCAAAAAATCCCCAATTAAACATCAATGCTTCTAGTTCAGGTAAGGATACTACCGGAGTAAACACTTGAGTTGGACCTCTACCCTGTAAACTATCTAGTGCTGTTTGACGTAACAGATTACTAGTAAAGATATGTTTAACCGCATCTGATGCATCTTTGAAATCATTGGCATCTTTGGTTAATGAAATCTCTTCTGGAACCCAGAAGAAACCACGTGCCGTTGTTTCAAAGTCTGCAATCTTTTTATATTTCACCTCCTCAAACCTTTGAATGGTTACGGGACCTTCCGGATCCAAAAACATTTTTCTATTCAAATAATCTGTTTTAGTGTTTAAGTTGTATTGTTGTTTTGACATTGTTTTTCCTTAAAGCTTACATGCTTCGCAATCTTCTTCATCCATATCATTAAAGCCACTTGGCAAATCTAATACAGTTTCATCTTGACTCTTACTACCTGCTTTGTTAATCAAGCTATAGTAGAATGTTTTTAATCCCCAAACATGTGCCTGCATCAAGTTCTTAGCAATCAATGTTGTTGGGACTTTACGTTCAGGGAAGTGTGCCGGATTATAAAACGTATTAGTGCTCAGGCTTTGATCCACATAAGCCGCAATCACTGCCGCTGTTTTTAAGTAACCATCACAGTCTTTTTGATCCCACATCAATTGATATTTATTCTTCAACTTATGATATTCTGGAACAACTTGTACAAAACTTCCTGCTTTACTTTCTTTAACTGAAATTAAACTCATTGGCATTTCAATACCATTTGTACTATTAATTACTACACTGCTTGATTCTACTGGAGCAACAGCCATTTGTGTAGCATTACGGACACCATGACTACGCATCATGGCACGTAGTCCTTCCCAATTTAATTCAGGATCAAAGTTTGTTAATTCGTTAACACCTTTAGCACGTAATTCCCAAGGGAAGATACCTTGACCATACCGTGTTTTATCACTATGTTCACAACGACCACGTTCTTGTGCTAATTCTACACTTGCTTCAGTTAGATAGTAGGATAAGTGTTCCATCCACGTCTTGACTTCAGCCAATGCGTCTTTTTCTCCGTATCTGAGACTTCGCTTGGCATGCCAGTAGGCAAGATTAGTGATTCCAATTCCAAGAGGTCTGATTTCATCGTTTGATAATTTAGATTGAATGGATAGAAAGTCTTGATAGTCAAGAATGTTATTGAGGCTACGATGCAATATGCGACAAGCACGGCGCATATCTTCTGGGTTACGGAACGCACCCCAATTGATACTGCCCAATGTGCAAAGAGCGATACGACCATCGCTGTCATCCAGACGTTTAAAGGATTTAGTAGGTAAAAGAATTTCACAGCATAAGTTACTCTGGTAAATTGTATGATACTCAGGATCAAATGGTCCTTGTTTCATAACATTGTCAACGAACACTAAGTATATACGTCCTGTATCTGTTCGTTCTTTAAGAATGCCTGACTTGAATACTTCTTCAGCCGACATTGTTTTCTTTCTCAAGTCTTTACGTTTTTCATATTTAACGTATAGTTCTTCAAACAATTCTGTATTACTATAGAATGCTTGATAAAGATCAGGTACTTCATTAGGATCAAAGAATGTTATTTGTTCTTTGTTTTTGAATCGTCTCCAGAAGAATGCACTAAGAACAACCCCATAGTCCATGAACCTGACTCTAGTTTCGTCTGTTCCTTGATTGTTTTTAAGTACGATAAGGTCATCAAACTGATGATGCCAAATGGGATAAAATACAGTAGCACTTGCATTACGAATACCTCCTTGACTGCAACTTCTTAAGTCACCGAACCATTTCTTTAAGAATGGTATCATGCCGGTGTGCATAATCTCTCCACCACGAATAGGTGATCCTAATGGTCGTAGTCTACCAATTTCTAAACCTATGCCAGCACGTTTGCTAGCATATTTTGCCATCATTTCTCCACTAGCAAATATACTGTCCAAATCATCGTCACTGCGGATAAGTACGCAACTACTAAACTGTTTAGTAGGAGTGCCAAGACCAGCGAGAACAGGAGTAGCAAGAGTGAACAACCCATCACTGGCTGCATTATAATATTCTTTGATATAACGCATACGGGCATTATTAGGTTCTTCCTTGTGAAAGACTGTAGCGGCTGCAACCATGTATCTAATTTGAGGTGTTTCATAAGTTTGTTTTGTTGATCTATTCTTTACTAGATATTTTTCAATCAATTGTTCAATGGCGGCATAACTATATTGCTCGTCCTTAGAGTGGTCAAGCATGTCATCCATCTTGTTCCAATCTTCTTCACTATACCATTCTAGTAATTCTGGTGTATATAATCCTGTAGCCACATTAGTTACTACGATATCATACAGACGGGGAGGTTCGTAATTGCCATACACATCCTTCCTAAGCATAGATAATCGTTGTTTACCTGCTACATATTGATAGTTTGTATGTCCTACATCTGGATTATTTTCTACATCAATCAAGTCAACTACCGCACGTAATGTAATTCCATCAATTTCTTGTGTTGAAATCCCATCATAGAAGTGTAGTTGTGATTTTATCTCTACCATTGAAGGGCTAACATCAGCTATCCCTACACATATTTTTGCCACTTGCGCTTGCCATTTTTCTAACATCAATGGCTCTTTTGTCCCATCTCTTTTGGTGACGTATATCTTCATATTTTACCCTATTTTCTTATTAATTATTGTTATATCTAATTGTTGTACTATTTTAAAATCTTGTAGATTATTACTTATCACCGTCCCAGGCCAGTAATTAAGTATATATTTTGCGTTGTCTACCAAGACTAATGATGTGTCATTGCCTTGACTATCAGTAGCTAACACAAACTCTATATCAGTAATATTCATTAATAGTAGAGTATAGCACATTCCTAGTCCTCTTGCAAGCGTACAGTAGGTGTTTTCTACCAAAAGCTCCCAAGGACCGGGCCAAGTGGGTAAATCAATTGGGTGTAGATAGTGGTTGACTAATGGGGCATATTGCCACCATTTGTCAATTTCCACACATTGTTGAGATAAATCAAAGTTTTTGATTTGATTGCGTAAATTATACCAAGATTGTAATCTATTGTCGTAAGACGATTGAAATGTATTCATTAGATAACTACTTATCTAAAATGAGTCACTTCTGTCATTTATCTGGACAATTTTCAAAATGTTTCTTTTTCATACTACCTAAATATCTTCCAGTTTTGTTACAGTGGGGACATATAACATTAGGTGCATTCTTAATTTTGGCTGAAGCTTTATCACGTGACTCTGAAGTAATAATCTGTTTAGACCTTGCTAGTTTTATTTTTGTTTTAGTTTCATCAGTCACTACTTGTTGTTTGGCTTTTTCACTTTGTATAATCCTACGTTCTGGATTTGCTTCCCAACTTGCTCTAGTTCTTTCAGCTTGTAGTTGTCTGTATTTTGGATCTTTACCTCTATTTAAGGCAGCTTTTTTTAATTTCATTCGCACCTCATCTGTTAAATTAAACATTAAATTATTTCTATTATTGTATACATCGTCAGATGTTATATCTATACTATCTAGTAAGGTCGATTCCATTAGCTGGCACTCTGGCATAGTACCTTTATATACAATTATTCTTTCCCATTTATAATTTGAATTATTATAATCGTTCCAAAAATAGGAAGAAGCTGACGAACAAATATATCCATCATCTTCTTTTCCCTTATGCCATCCGATATAGATTTTATTAAGCGTTGTGTTGATCCAGCAATAAACAAATGAGTCCATACATCTATTTATCGTGCCAACACCCAAACATTTAAGTTAGTCCTAATTTTTTCCTAATAGCAGTTCCTGATATTTGTGTTATAGCATCATCAAACTTTTCTTCTGCGATAGTATATCCGACACCTCTGCCATATCCAATATGTACAATATTAGGTACCACTTGAATTTCATATTGACCCTGATATAGCATATCCAAATCACGTTTAATGAATGATTTGACCTTTTCTATTTCAAATGGGTTACTTCCTTGCCATCCCTGACAGTCACGTATTTGAATAACAACTTGTCCTGTTTTTTGGATAAGTCGTTCAAACAATGCACGATGACCTTCGTGCCATGGTTGCCACCTACCAAGTTGCTGGACTGTTTCTTTTTTCCAATCAAATGTAGGTCTACGTCTATTGTCGTATATATGTGCAAAGATGAACTCACTCCATTTTTCACTATTTTGTTCTGTGATACGGAAGTCATATACCTCTGGTGGGACGAATGCTTTATTAGTATCTTCGTATCTACCTTCAGTGATTGTATCAACCCAGATTGTCCAATCAGCTTTGAAGTTATTACGCATTTCAACTAATGGTGCAACAAAATCGCAGATGACGTAATCAACATCGGTCATTGCATCTGCTAGTTCACGCATACGTAGACTTTGACGAATTCGACCCTCTTTACTGAAGTCCCAGTCGTTATATTTTTTACGTACATCGTCGGCGTTAAGCCAAGCTACACGTTTGTTAGCTGTTTGTAGATGTCCTAGTAGATGTTGTGCCAGATAAGTTTTACCGGCGCCGGGCAAGCCCATAATAAGAATACGTTGTGTCATGTTTTATCTCCTGATATAAAAATATTTATAGTAGAGATAGCTTACCCGTATATTTTATTGTATGCCTGACATACCTGCCATACTATGTCTAGCTAAACTTAATGGACCTTTAGTGCTAGTGGTAGTAGTATCATTGGCATAATCAATACGATTAACGACGGATGTAGTGGGTGAGCCACCTGCTATCCAACCATAATCATTACTACCAGCGGTGCCAGTGGCTGACTTTGCTGAGGTTAATGGTCCACGAATACTGGCTGTTGCAGTATCGTTTGCAAAATCAATACGGTCTATTGTTGATGTTCCCGGGAGGCCTCCCGCAAACCAACCATAGTTAGTATTACCAATTGCACTTACCCGATATCTAGCAGAACTTAATGGACCTCTATTGGTAGTATTATTAGTATCAGTAGCATAAACTATTCTAGCAACAGTTGATCTAGCAGTTCCGTTTCCAGGCTCTCCTCCACCTAACCATCCATATGTACTATTACCGGTACCTGCTAGGCTGCGTATTCCTAGATACCCACCCAAAAATCCACGATTACTTGCAGTTGCGGTATCAGTTGAATATGTTATACGCTGTATATTAGTTTTTGTGGAGCCACCGTTATCACCTGCGGTAATCCAGCCATATGTAGTATTATCAGTGGTTGCTCCTGCGGCATATACCGCGCCTGCTAAAGGACCTCTATTAGTTGAAGTTGCAGTATCAGTTGCATATGTAATACGACTTATAGTTGATTGAGGTGGACTCCCAGGAACTCTACCACCTGCACTCCACCCATAAGTAAAGGTATTAACCCCTACATTCCTAAAGGTAGCTGTACTTAAAGGTCCTCTAACTGTTGCAGTTGCAGTATCTGTTGCAAAAGTAATACGATCTACTGTTGAGTAAAAAGGACTATATCCTCCCCCAAACCATCCTGCTGTTGCTTCTGAGGGTGGTGCGGCACTAAAGCTTACACCTCCACCAGTCATTGTTATTCCACCCGTTGTTATTGTTATTGACATTCTTTATCCTTTATCCTATTATTGTACGCCTGAGGTTGCATGTGATTGAAATGTTCCTGTATATTTTTTATATATAAAAAGGGATCATAATATTATGATGCTATACCAGAAGATCCGGATGACATTCCAGTAACTAGAGCCATTGGACCACGAACATCTGCTGTTGCAGTATCAGTAGCATATGTTATTCTATTCACTATTGATACATGTCCAATACCATAAGCATAACCACCACCAAACCAACCATATGTAGTACTATCTGTTACTCCAGCAAAATTTTGGCGAGCAGATGTTAATGTACCTCTCACACTTGCAGTAGCAGTGTCAGTTGCATAGGTGATTCTATCTACCAGTGATACTCCATTGTAAAATGGAGCACCTACAGATCCACCTGCATACCAACCGTATGTAGTAGTGCCAGTGGCTGCTAAACCTCTTCTTGCTAAACTTAGTGGACCCTTTACACTTGCAGTGGCTGTATCTGTTGCATATGTTATTCGGTTTACTGATGAAGTATTAAAACCACCCACATCCCCGGCACCAAACCAACCGTCAGTGGTATTACCGGTAGCACCTGAATAACCTCGACCCAAAGCTAAAGGGCCGCGTTTAGTTGCTGTTGCTGTATCGGTCGCATATGTTATGCGATTTACAATAGAAGAGGCTGCGTATCCTCCACCAAACCATCCGTACGTAGTATCACCGGTCGCAGCAAAAGCCAATGGATAATAATAAGCAGTTGATGATAGTGGACCTCTCACACTTGCAGTAGAAGTGTCAGATGAGTAGTCAATACGATCTATGGTAGATACTGATCCGGCAGCGGGTCCAGTTGTACTGCCACCCGCAAACCAACCATATGTAGTAGTGCCAGTGGCTGCTAAACCTCTTCTTGCTAAACTTAGCGGTCCTCTTATGCTTGCTATAGCTGTATCTGTTGCATAGTTTATTCGTTGCACTGTAGAAATGTTACTAGTAGGAGAAACCCTATATCCGCCACCAAACCACCCAGATGGGCCGGCTGGGGGTGGTGCGGCTACAAGAGTGAAGCCACCACCTGTCATTGTAAATCCGCCAGATATCGTTATACTCATTCTTTTTAAACCTTTATCTTATTGGATGCCGGAGGTAGATTGTTGGCGAGATACACTTTCTGACAAGCTTCCTCTTGCCGTTGCTGTTGCAGTATCTGTTGCGTAAGTTATTTGTTGTACAGTAGCTAAAAAAGTTCCACCAGTACCTCTACCGCCACCAACCCATCCATAATTAGCATCACCAGTGCCTGAACCATAAGTTGTTGTATATATAGGGCCACGAACACTTGCTGTTGCAGTATCTGTTGCGTAAGTTATTCGTTGTACAGTAGATGTTATTGCATAAACACCGTTGTAGCCGCCCGCGGCCCAACCATATGTAGTATTAAATACACTTCCCAAAAAAGCTTGAACTACTGACAGTGGTCCGCGAACACTTGCGGTTGCTGTATCCGTTGCATATGTAATACGTTGAATTAATGATGAGTTATCACCGGTAGTTCCCCCAACAATCCAACAATAAGTGGATCCATAAGTGTTTCCATCAGTAACCGCAGTAGTCTCTCTTATACCCACAGATAAGCTTCCACGTCCTGAAGCAGTTGCTGTATCTGTTGCATAGGTAATTCGTTGAGTGAATGTAGAATAATTAAAAGATGCAGGGGTGTTGGCATAATACCCCCCACTAAACCAACCGGCAGTCACATCTCCTACTCCTGCAACACCACTTACCGCATATACCATAGGTCCTCGGCTACTTGCAGTGGTAGTGTCAGTTGCATATGTAATACGGTCAACTGTAGTTACTCTACCAGTTGGCGACAAGTTATAATTAATACCAGTTGCAAACCATCCATATGTAAAATTACCGGATGCAGCATGACCATACTTACCGGCTGTTAATGGGCCTCTAACACTTGCAGTAGCTGTATCTGTTGCAAATGTTATTCGTTGTACTGTGCTCCTTGTAGCAGGGGAATATCCGCCACCAAACCATCCTGCTGTACCTTGAGCCGGGGGTGCCTCACTGAAACTAAACCCACCACCTGTAAATGTTATTCCACCACTAAATGTTACTGACATATATTATTCTTTCTATTATTGTACACCGGAAGCTGATGCCAAATTCCGTCTAGCTAAACTAAGTGGACCACGTACACTTGCAGTTGCAGTATCTGTTGCATATGTTATTCTATCTACCGTTGAAAGGTATCCCGGGCCCGGATATATCCCTCCACCAAACCATCCATCAGTGCTATTTCCGGATGCAGCCAAATATCGTTTAGCCGAAGATAATGGACCACGTACACTAGCTGTTGCAGTATCAGTTGCATACGTGATTCTATCTACTGTTGAAATATTGCCGGTACCTCCTGGAATATACCCGCCGCCAAACCATCCATATGTAGTATCACCGGTTGCTGTCAACGAATATTTAGCAGAACTTAGTGGTCCGCGAACACTAGCAGTTGCTGTATCTGTTGCATATGTAATACGGTCTACGGTAGATCGGGATCCCGGTGCTGCAGGATTAGGGAATTGATAGCCTCCACCAAACCATCCATCAGTACTATTTCCGGATGCAGCCAAATATTTTCTAGCCGAAGATAGTGGACCACGTACACTAGCTGTTGCAGTATCTGTTGCATATGTTATTCTATCTACAGTTGATGAGGCTCCTGGGTTACCACCACCAAACCATCCATCAGTACTATTTCCGGATGCAGCCAAATATTTTCTAGCCGAAGATAGTGGACCACGTACACTAGCTGTTGCAGTATCTGTTGCATATGTAATACGGTCTACTCTTGAAACGAGTACTGGATTATTATATCCACCACCAAACCACCCATCAGTGGTATTGCCTGTTGCGGCTAATCCATTTCTAGCCAAACTAAGTGGACCACGTACACTAGCTGTTGCAGTATCTGTTGCATATGTTATTCTATCTACAGTTGATGCGGCTCCAGGAGTGAAGCCTCCACCATACCATCCTGCTGTTGGAGTGGAAGGTGGGGTAACTATTGATATCCCACCACCTATTGTCCAACCTGGGCCTATTTCAATTGCCATATATTTTCCCTTATCATAGTGTATTTATCACACTACTTACAACTTCTAATATGGCTTGAGAATCAACTGCCTAACGTTTCCGGGGCTGGTGCTAACTGTGAAAAACTAGCTAACATTGACTCAACACTACTATTGTCAAAAGCCATAGCTAATACTTCAGCTTCGGTCTTGCCCAATCGTGTCAACATATCACTATTGCTAGCTACACTTGCTCTCTGTGCTTCATATTGACCCTGTATTTCACTAGCCCATACATTGTATGCGCCTTCACCCAAGCCATTTTCTGGAGTAATAACAGTCTCATCTGGTACTACACTCATGCAATAGTCAATACCATTACTATCTACAAACCAAAACTTAACGTCTAATCCGTCAATTCTTGGATGTGTCTTGCCATTTGGTCCCATGTTCTTATCAACAAAGAACTCTACTAAATTATCACCATCAACGTAATAATGCTTTATGTACTTAGCCATGTTTTTTCCTTTTTGTTAGATATAGGCTTATCAACACCTATATTGTATTTATGATTAATCATATTAGTTTCGTCTTCCATACTAGGAAAACCCTTAACTGTCATCCAATTTACTATACTATATCTAGTTCCTTTAGTAACTGGCTCAACACCATGCAAATACTCATGTGTAGAAGGGAAACAAACTAACATTCCTGGCTCTGGACGAACTCTTACACGAAATTCAGGGAATACAAAATCCCCACCTTCAAAATCATCATTCAAAAATAATACTGTACTTAAATCTCTATCAGTACTTTTACGCCAAATCAATGGCTCATTGCCGGGCGGCTTCCATAATGATTCACCATCACAATGTGGCATATAATGCCCATCTACACCATAATGTAATAATTGTGGCAACTCGGAATCTTTAACTTCAAACTCATAAAATGGATTGATAACATTGGTTACAACATTACGAAACAAATCAATAATCTCACTAGCAATATCTTCTAGGTCAATCATCTGTGTATCTCTAACCTTCTTGTCTACACTAAACTTAGTATCTTTTGTTTTATTACTTTGTTCTGGATCAAATACAGATAAATCAACTTTTTTCTGTCTCTTGGCATGCTCCATAATAAAAGCTACACCCTCTTTTGATATTACGTTAGGTGCAATTAATATGTTAGTTAACAAATTGTTTTTCATTTACTATTCCATTTGTCATTAAACAAACTCTTTGGTGATACTTCTGGTTTACCTTGTGCTGGCTTCTCATGCATTCTGTCTAATCTTTCAGTAATGCCAATACGCTCGGTAACCTTCTCATTAGCTAATGCTAGTATATCACTGCTGGTTACTTCTTCAATACCAGCAACAACTTTCTTCTGTAACTCTAATAAGAATTCTACACTATGCTCACCACCAGTCAATGCTTTACCTAAATCAGGGAAATCATTCTTAACACGATTTACATCACCAGAAATTAATGTAGGTGCGCTGGCTCTACGCATACTGTGAATGTTACCAACACCAATACCAGTGTTACGACTAATCATCTCATCCATAGCTTGGTTAGCTAGTCTACGTTCCCAATATACATGGTCTTCATTCTCAAACTGTTCACGTGTGATTGGACCACCATTTTGTTCTACTAATCTATCTAGTATCTTATCAAACGTAGCAATCTGTTGTACCCGATCACGGATCTCTAACTCACTACTCTTTAAGAAGTTTTGTAGATTTAAGTAATCCAAATCATACCAACACAACTTAGTACCACCATCTTTAGTTGGCCATTGAATTGGTTCATCTTTGTTTTTCTTATTCCACTTATAATCAAATTCACGTTGATGTTCTTTCATCTCAGTAATTTTGCTGAATAATCCTTCTGCCATAATTCTACGATTCTTCAACATAGCATTGAAAGCACTTGGAATTGTATAGTTATCTAGTGTGATGAACTTCTCAATTTGGAAGTTACTACGCCCTTGAGCATGTTCTTTATCTGCTTCTTCCCAGCGGAAGATTTCGTCAAATACTTGTGATAGTACTTTTTCATCATGTACAATCTTATCACCTGTATGTGATGTTAGATTAGAGATTTCCATTTTCTTTTTCATTGTTGATCCTTTTGTTGATAGTTTGTTTAGTAATGTATGCCATTCAATAGCAATAGTGTTCCAGTTATAGTATTCACAAGCCCAATCAGCCTGCTCTTTAGTATGAGTATATTTAGTTTCTGTTAATGCTTGGGAAATATTATCTGCAAAATCATCTAAAAACTGTGTACTTGGTATCCATCCACTTGGATGATATTGTGCATCTAATGGTACAATAGTTCCATAACCATTACTTGTTTCGGGTAATGCACCTATATCACTTAATATTGGATAACATCCTGAACGCATTGCTTCAATCAATGTTACACAGCTTGTTTCTTCCCATATATTTGGATAAACTAATAATGATGCATCTCTGAATTCATTAGCTAGTTGTTTATGTGTAATTGGTTCATTGTAGAATGTGTTTGGTGTGTTTTTTAGTTCATTGTATATTTGTTTAAACTCTTGTGTATCACTATCTCCGTATAATTTCATACCCGAGAATACTTTAAGAATAGCATCTGGATGACATTTTAGTACCTGTTTAAAGATATAGGGTAGATATTTTAGTCCACGGAATGGTGTACTAGCGTATATAAGAGTTTTGTTTGTTTTTTGTTTATATGTAAAGTAGTCTGCACCACCATTACGTATTACACTTATTTTATGTTTTGGTATCTTAAGATACTTAATGAATTGAGTTTTTTGCCACTCACTTACACATACTATATGTGTTATTTTGTCCCAGTTTACGTTTAAGAATATTGGTTGATCGTGGGCGTAGTGTGCCCACAGTATCTTTACTTGTTTGTTACTATTGATTAGTTTATGTGGGTCAAATTCTACTGAAGTATCCGTTGGGAAGTTGATATGTTCTTGTAGAAAATGAAACCCAGATTGGGTAGCGCCGGAAATCATCTGGATTTACTGTATGCCTGCAGTAGATGCTACATTAAAGGCTGCATAGGTCATCGGACCTCGTTCACTTGCAGTTGCAGTATCTGTTGCATATGTAATTCGTCCTACAGTAGAGATTGGCGAGCTTGCATTACACGCAGTAACATATCCATGTGTGTCATTACCTGATCCAGAACCACCGTACATGGGAGCAAAATAAGGTCCTCTAGTAGTTGAAAGTCCCGTATCATTTGCAAAAGTAATACGTTGTGTAACACTTGTTCGTGGACTGACTACCCCTCCCACAAAGTATCCATAAGTACTACCGTCACTGATTGCGGCAGCACCATATACCGCCGATGTTAATGCACCACGTATGCTAGCAGTAGCAGTGTCATTTGCATAATCAATACGATCTACCGTAGAAATTGATGCGGGGACCGAACCACCACCAAACCATCCATAACTATTGGTACCCATTCCGTTAAATGAGGACCTTGCTTGGCTTAACGGACCTTTACTTGAAACTCCGGCGGTGTCTGTTGCAAAAGTTAATCGTTGTACTGTAGAAACAAATGTCGCTACATATCCGCCAGCAAACCAGGCATATGTTGAGCGGTCGGAGCTTGCGGCTAAACCACTCGTAGGATTACTTAGTGTACTTCTATTGGTTGCAGTGGCTGTATCTGTTGAATATGTGATTCTTTGTATAGTGCTTATAGAACCGCCGGTAGTATATCCGCCACCAAACCAACCATATACTAATGTTCCGGTACCAACTAACGTTTGATTATTACCCACCAAAGGTCCACGTACAGTTGCAGTTGTAGTATCTGTTGCATATGTAATACGATTTACAGTTGATATAGTTAATGGAGGGTAACCACCTGCTGCCCAAGTAGCGGTTGGTTGCGAAGGTGCACCTTCCATTGTGACACCGTTCCCTGTAAATGTTATTCCACCTGTTATTGTTACTGGCATTATATATTCTTTCTGTTATTGGATACCGGATGAGGCTGCTAAGTTTGATGAACCGGTAAACAATGCTCCCCTAGATGTTGCGGCTGCAGTATCAGTAGAATATGTAATCCGATATACAGTTGTAAAATAGGATCCGGCATTGGTGCCTCCACCAAACCAACCATATGTATCATCTCCTGCTCCGGCCAGGGAACTAACCTCATATATAGGGCCTCGAACACTTGCAGTTGCTGTATCACTTGCATATGTAATACGTTGTACGGTGGATCCCGGAGATCCACCAATCCAACCATATGAGGTTGTGTAGGTACCTCCGGAAGCGTTTGCTCCGGTAAATAATGGGCCTCTGCTACTTGCTGTATTAGTATCTGTTGTGTAGGTGATACGGTCTACATTTGTACTAGACCCCTGGCCTCCTGCAAACCAACCATAAGTAGTACTGTCCGTTACAGCAGTTCTATTCCAGGACGACACAGTTAAAGGGCCCCTGGCACTAGCGGTTGCTGTATCTGTTGCAAATGTAATACGACTGACATATGATGTAGCACCGGGTGCTCCCGGAGAGTAACCACTGCCCCACCACCCGTCAGTTGCTGTACCGGCTGCTTGAATATTAAATATAACGTTATTTAGTGGCCCGCGAACGGTCGCCGTTGCCGTATCAGTTGCATATGTGATCCGATCAACGAGAGACCTGGCAGTACCTGGGTTAGCATACCCGCCAGCAAACCACCCGTTTGTAAAGTTACCTGTAGCACCAAGGCTATACCTAGCGGCACTTAATGGGCCTCTGCTACTTGCAGTAGCAGTATCAGTTGCAAATGTAATACGGCTAATACTCGACTGTGGTCCCGGATTCCTTCCGGCTCCAAACCAGCCCGCTGTTGCCTGTGAGGGAGGTGCAAATTCCATAGTCAATCCACCCCCACTAAATGTAATTCCCGCTGTAATCGTTACTGGCATAATATATCTCTCTTTAGTATATTTATCAATATTATATACTAAACAGCTTGACTTTGCTCGGTTTTACTACTTCTCTCCAATACTCTAAACCAGAATATTGCTTAACTAACTCATAGCCTAATATCTCTACAGGATCTAAATTCCTACTAGCTAACTTAGGACGAACACTATGCATACCCTCTAAATTGTACGTTACATCATCTACGGGTGTTACATTCTTAATATTGTTAAAAACAAACTTATACGATGGAATATCTAAAAAATCAACAATATTACTCAATGTTTCTTCTGGATTACTAATCAAATTATCATACTCTACCATATGCATACAGGATTTTACACTTGGATTATTGTAACCCTGATACATACTCCATAAACTCTGGTTCACAATACCCGTTGGTTGCATCAAATAATAACATCTGTTCTTAGTGTTCAATTCCATACGATTGTCTACTAACCAACGGTCAATGAAGTTATCCCCTGGATTATTGCTACGATTTACTAAATCAATAAAACTAGCTAGTATAGATGGTATATCTCTTACAATACATACAATCTTTGGCTTTGTAGTTATAAACTTACATATTCTATCAGTATTGTTAGGCCATGCACGATTGTTATCCATAATATACTTTTTAGGTATATTCTTGTAATACTCTCTTGGCAATGATTCCAATACACTTTGTTTAGCTACTGGCTGTGGATTAGCGTTATATGCTTCACTACCTTCATCAAAGTATTTCTCTGTATAATATAACAACTCTACAGTTGGGCTTAATGGACTTACATACATGTCTGGATGTTGGTTCATTACTGAAGCTAACATTGTTCCACCAGCTCTTGGTAATCCACTATAGAAAAAAAATTCTTGTTTCATATTAATTTGTCTCTGTCATCATTTGTTTCATACGTAGTTTAGTAGCTTCTGACACATTCATAGTACGTTCTAGTTCTGTATAACTCCATGCACCATTATGCCAAAATGCACCGTTATCTAAACTATAACTTTTGGGTAGATATGCAGGATCAAAGTAACTTAATAGTTCTTCAGTTGTATTGATTTTAACTACATTTTCCCCAAACCATTCATAACATATTTCACTGCTAACAATACATGGTATATGAGTATACTGTCTTTGATGTGTTAATGCAAACAATCTGGATACACCACTTGGTCCAGCATGTACCTGTTGTTCATCATGTATAATTATTTGTATTGGATCTATGCGTTTGCAGTTATCCATATGTTCTAGTATTGCACCTAGATAGTCATAGCGACTTCTTGGATGATTTGGCATATGACACCAACCATCTTCTCCGGTTTGTGTGATACGATTTATGGGGAAGTTTGGTACAAAGTATGCCTGTTTCATTTTTGTTTTGTAAAGAAGAATAGCATAACCAGTCTGCCGTTATCCATACAATCACCGAAGTTATCACCATGACTGTGCCATAACAACGGATCAAACAATACTAAACGATTATACTTCATTGGGCTAGATGCATATCTTGTCCATAATGTTTTATCAAGTCCATCACCATAGATTACATTTCTACGTAGTTCTTCATAGTTAGTAAAGCCTAAGTATTTACCTTCTTCGGGTGTAGCCGGAGCACGTTCTATACCTAATCTGTTATGATAGTAAAAGTGTGTACCAGATTCTGGACGACATTGATTTGGTGTATTAAGATATAGTACACCACCAACATCCCAACCTGGATCAATGTGAATGTTTTGTTCAAATGTATCACGTTCTAAACTAATTCTAAAATAGCCACAACTGCTACCCTCTGCTGGGATTAAGTAATCACCCCAACGATTTTGTACCTTCTCTAGCATTTCTTCTGTGAAGTAAGATTTGTCAGAGTTTTTACCTGGGTACGTAT